GCCTGAATCTTGCGCGCGTGGGTCACTCGCCCCGATGGGCCGCTGAGGATCTTGCGCGCACGTCTCGAAGCCTAGCGCGAAAGAGCTGGCCCGACTTGCCATTTTTCCCGTTCTGATGTCTCAACGTGGCTGAGATCGGTGCGCTCATTTATCCGTTACAGACAACAAATTGCGTTGCGCCGCAATAGAATTTGCTCATGCGATGCGCTTCCTGCGACGTGGTCTTCCACGCGCGCGCCGATGCGAGGTTCTGCTCGGGTCGCTGCCGGGTGCGAGCGCATCGCGCCAGTCGCCCCCCGCTCGAGCTCGTGTCGCGTGCCCGCTGGGTGACGCACCGGGCGAAGGTTCCGCTGCAGGTCGACGGCCGCACGGCATCGTCCACCGATCCGGCGACGTGGGCCAGTTTCGACCAGGTCACTGCATGCAAGGGGCGCGACGGCGTGGGCTTCGTCCTCAACGGCGACGGCATCGCGTGCGTCGACCTTGATCACTGCCTCGTCGACGGCGTTCTGGAGCCTTGGGCTCAGGGCATCGTCGACCGCTGCCCGCGCACCTACGTCGAGATCTCGCCATCGGGCAACGGCCTGCACGTCTTCGGGCTGGCGACCGTCGGAGTCGGCCGGAACATGGGCGGCATCGAGGTCTACGACCGGGGCCGCTACATGACCGTCACCGGCAGGCGATTCGGTTCGTTCCCTGCTCGCCTTGCCGACATCTCGGGGCTGATCGCCTCGATCTAGCCAACGAATGGAGGACCGATGCCAGGTCGCGGTCCTCTCCCGAAGCCCGAACGCTCGCGTCCTCGCGACACGGCGCGGCGCGCTGCCGAGCAGGTCATCGTGCAAACCGACGACGAGCTGCGCGGCCCAGACCTGCCCGATGGCTTCGACTGGCACGAACGGACCCGCTCCTGGTGGGCGACGTGGCGCGAGTCGCCGCAGGCGTCCACCTTCTCGGGCACCGACTGGGACTTCCTCCTCGACACCGCCATGCTCCACTCCGAACTGTGGGCGGGCAACGCTGGCGTCGCGGCCGAGCTGCGGCTGCGCACCGCCAAGTTCGGCGCTACTCCCGAGGACCGGCTGCGGCTGCGCATCGTCATCGACGTGGACGCGAAGGCGGCCCCGAAGAAGCAGATGGGATCGGCCCGCCGCTCCCGGCTGCTGAGCGTTGTCAGTGGCGACGCCTAGCCCGCTGCTCTCGCTCGGCTTCGCCCTCATCGACTGGATCGAGCACTTCATCGTGCATGGTCCCGGCGACATCGAGGGCGAGCCGGTGCTGCTCGACGACGAGTTCGCCGCATTCCTCATCCGCTCCTACGCACTCGACGGCAACGGCCGGCGCAAGGTTCGGCGTGCGGTGATCAGCCGGCCGAAGGGCCGCGCGAAGTCCGAGCTCGCCGCGATGGCGGCGTGCGCTGAGGGCATCGGGCCGGTGCGCTTCGATCACTTCGCCGAGGACGGCGAGGTCAGCGACTGGGGCTACGAGTACGCAGCCGGGGAGCCTGTCGGCATCCCGGTGAAGCGTCCGGAGATCCTCTGCTTCGCGACCGAGTACGGGCAGGCCGGCAACACCTACGACGCCGTGCGCTACATGCTGAGCCCAGAAACTGGGTCGGCAGCGCTCGTCGAGACGTACGGCCGCATCGACGTGGGCCTGACGCGCGTGAACCTGCCGGGCGGCGGCACCATCACCCCCGAGTCTGCTGCCGACTCCAGCAAGGACGGCGGCAAGTCGACGTTCATCGTCGCGGACGAGTCGCACCTGTGGGTGCTGCCACGGCTCAAGCGGCTGCACCAGGTGACGCTGCGCAACCTGCTCAAGCGCAAGATCGCGTCGGGCTGGATGCTGGAGACGACCACGATGTACGCACCGGGCGAGGGCTCGGTCGCCGAGGGCACCCACGACTACGCGAAGCAGCTCGCCGAGGGACGCTCCAAGGACTCATCCTTGCTGTTCGACCACCGGCAGGCGTCCTCCAAATGGGACGTCGCCAAGAAGCGCGACCGCCTCGGCGGCCTCAAGGAGGTCTACGGGCCTGCCGCGTCGTGGATGGACCTCGCGGCGATCGCGGACTCGTACGACGACCCGCAGACATCGCCGGCCGAGTGGGAGCGGTACTGGTTCAACCGGCCCGTCTCGCTCCAGGGCGGCTGGCTGAAGCAGAAGGCGTGGGACGAGTGCTTCGACCCGCGCCCGATACCCGACGGCGCTCGCGTCGTCCTCGCACTCGACGGCTCGTTCTCGGGCGACTCGACGGCACTGGCGGTCGTGGAGCTCGGCGAGTTCCCGCACCTGTGCGTCGCCGGTCTCTGGGAGAAGCCGGCAGGCGACGGGGAATGGCGCGCGCCGATCCTCGACGTGGAGGAGGCAATCCGCACGGCATGCCTTCGCTGGCAGGTCGTGGAGATCACCGCCGACCCGCACCGCTGGGCACGCTCGCTCGAGGTGCTCGCATCCGAGGGCCTGCCGGTGACCGAGTTCCCTCAGTCGGCATCGCGCATGACCCCGGCGACGCAGCGGTTCACCGACATGGTCAATCAGCGCCAGCTCAGCCACAACGGTGACCCGGCGCTTGCGCGCCACGTGTCGAACGCGGTCCTGAAGTCGGACGCACGGGGCACGCGGATCTACAAGGAGAACAAGAACAGCGCCAAGAAGATCGACCTCGCGGTCGCATCCGTCATGGCGCTCGAGCGGGCCGTCAACTTCATCGACGCACCCGCCGACCAGATGCCCTTCATCCTCTAACCGAACGGAGCGCCCATGCTCGCGATCTCGCTCCAGGCGGCCGGCGCTGCCGTGGTCGCGCTCGGCGTCGCGCTCGTCTACGTCCCGGCGGGCATCGTGACCGTCGGCGCGTTCGCGATCGCGTTCGGCGTGTCGATCGCTCGGGAGTCCTGATGCTGGAGCGATTCCTCAGGCCCCGCACCGAGACCCGTGCCATGTCCTACCAGGCACTGTGGGGCTCGGGCGCGGACCTCACCACCCGGACATGGTCCGGCGCGACGGTCACCTACGACTCGGCCCTCGCGCTGTCGACGACGTATGCCTGCGTGCGGCTGCTCACCGACACCATCTCGACCCTGCCGGTCGACACCTTCTTCAGGTCGGACGGGCAGCGCCTTCCGTTCCGGCCCAAGCCCGCATGGGTCGACGAGCCGGACGCGGGGACGACCCGCGAGGAGCACGTGCAGCAGGTCGTCATGAGCCTCCTGCTCGACGGCAATTCGTACACCCGCGTGTACCGCAACGCCGTCGGCGACGTCGTGAGCCTCGTCGTGCTGGACCCGACGCGGATGCAGATCCGCCGCGATCGCTTCGGCGACGTCGAATACGTCTGGGATTCCTCGCGAATCCTCACCAGGGCGGACATCAAGCACATCACGATGCTCAAGCGGCCCGGCTCGCTGAAGGGCATCGGCCCGCTCGACGAGGTCAAGCAGTCGTTCGGCAGCGCCCAGGCGCTCGACGAGTTCGCGGCCCGCTTCTTCTCGGGCGGCTCGACGACCTCGGGGATCATCGAGACCGCTGCCGTCCTCACCCGCGAGCAGGCCCTTGACGTCAAGAGCGCATACGAGGAGACGCACCGGGGCCTGCGCAACTCCCACCGCGTCGCGGTGCTCGGCGGCGGCTCCAAGTTCACGAAGACGGGCGTCGACCCCGAGCAGGCCCAAATGCTGGAATCTCGGCGCTTCGCCGTGGAGGAGATCGCGCGGATCTTCCGCGTGCCGCTCCACATGCTGCAGGTCGCCGCGCCCGGCGTGCAGTCCTACGCCTCGAACGAGCAGAACGCGATCCAGTTCGCGCAGTACACGCTGCGCCCGATCGTCAGCAAGATCGAGACGGCCTACACGCAGCTGCTCCCCGGCGGCGCGTTCCTGCGGATCAACATGGACGGGCTCCTGCGCGGCGATCTCTCGTCCCGCTACAGCGCCTACTCCACCGGCATCCAGTCGGGCTTCCTGTCCATCTCCGACATCAGGCGACTGGAAGACCTACGCCCGGTCGAGGGCGGCGACGTGCTGCGCGTGCCGCTCGCGAACGTCAACCTCGGCGCGGCCGACCTGGTCGAGATGGACACGAAGGTGTCGATGGTGCAGAAGCTCGTCGTCGCCGGCTACGACCCGATGGAGGCCCTCGCCGCCCTCGGGCTCCCGCCGATCAGGCACACCGGCCTGCCGGCCTC